GTGAATGCAACTGCACCCTAAATGCAGGCCAACCTGCCTGACCTCCTCGACACCGAAGATTTGCTGGAGAAGCCCGAGAACTACCTCAACACAGGGGATGATTTCGTCCGAGGTAACGACGAACCAACTCTGGAAGGAAATGTCACCACAACGGACATGATGACGGCCTTGCTTTGGATTAAGAATAATGCGGGCGCGAGCGTTTACCTCGACTACGAAGCCAACCCGAAGACCCGCGAGCGCAATGCCGTCTCCATCGTCAACGCAGAAGGAAAGAGCCTCCTGTGGCATGCCCTCCCGAAATGCGCCCATGAAATACTCATCGCGGCGCTATGCAATACTGAGGTTGTCTACTTCCAAAGCGACCTGGAGAAAGGCTTCCCGTTCTCGCGTGACCTTGGCCTCCAGCTGGCAGCTATCACCTGCGTCGGCACAGCTATGGCTTCACTCAGCGACTACGCAGCCTTGTACAACCTTAGAAGGAAAGCCACGGGCATCGACTACGCCGCATTCTCTAAACCCTCACTCTCACCAACTGAGATAGACTATGCCATCCGCGACTGCCAACTTCTCCGCGAACTCGAGCAAAAGATCCACGAGCCTATCGTTTCCCCACTTGAATACGAGATGAAAATCCTCGTTGGAAACAAACAAGAGCTCCGCTGCACTAAAGCTGTCGTAGCGCGCCACCTGCCCAAGCTCTTCGACTTAGCAAAGGACGGCATAGTCGACTTGAGGTGCCCCCATGGCAGGGCTGCAGTACTCCCAGCGAATGTCTTCAGGGACATTGTCCGCAACGGTGAAGATGGCGCTCGATACTACCCTGTCGACTGCGGCAGCACTGAGAACGGTAACAGGTGCGTCCCAGTCTCAATCGCGGTGGAACTGGGGAGAGACCGAGGCATGTGCCTTCCTTCGCGCCCCTCGTGGCACGTGATCTGCGCCCTGCTACAAAGCACAAGCCCCAGGTTCTTCAGCAAGTTCCGCACGAGCATCGAGAAAGGCTTCTTCATGAATGAGATAGACACGATATCCGAGGAATTCGCTGTGCGAGTGTTGACCAGACACGCCTTCAACGCCCAGTGTCTTTAGAACCGCCTCGCAGTATGCAGAGCCAAGAGGACTGGACTGAAGATCATCACCATCTTCGTTGAGCAGCACCACGCGTACGCTTGGCAGCCAACGGGTGAGGAGGAGAAGCTCCAAGACTGCCAGTGCAAAGTTCACAAGTTCCTGGCGCGCCCTGAGGTCATCGCCGGTCTCCAGAAAATTGAGAACTACCTCATCTAACCCAAGATCGATGGGGCCAAGTTCGATGGAGTCGAAATCCGCCAACCCAGCGTGAGCATGACGGAGGCGCAGCTGGAAAAAGTAATCGAGATTGAAGAGCGCGTGAACAAGGAGTTGAAGGCCTAACCGTCCCGCAAGTCGGAGCTGATCATAGATGGCAATAGGGCCTACATCTAAACAACTTGCAATCTCACCCCCCTCACCTACAAGGTCTCATCGGAAATGGCTATCACCAAATGGCCCAGGAGTGAAAACGTCTGCAAGAACGAGATCGTGAGGACTTTCGGGCCTATTCCAAAGAACCAGTGCATGGACCTCACATGCGGGTGCCGTCTCAACACCACCCACGCGTACATCACCCGCACTGTCGTCCCCACGATCTACCCCAACCAACCCGAGCTCCTCAACCTCATAGAGTTCGCAAAAGAGTATGCGGCCGGGTTTTACCCCAAATTCAAGGAGTACGACGTCGCCCCGTACGAGATCGAGGCCGCCCAGGAGTATATACTGAACTCCAAACACACGGCAGGAACGAAAGAAGTACACTTAGCGGCATTGGAGCAAGCCGAGATGTCTCGCAAGATCTTCAATAGAACGAACATCTTCACGAAGAAGGAAGTCCTCGCAAGCGGACCGCGTGAGGGCAGAATCATTGCCGCCAGGGTTACGACTGTCAGGGACCTCCAAGCGAGGGGTGTGGACATGGTGAAAGACGTTCTTGGAGAACAAGAATCTTGGGTAAAGGGCCTCCAACCCCATGAAGTGGTCCAGCTACTCGCGGAGAAATTTGCGGACAAACCTGTCGTCTTCGGCTGCGACTACTCAATGTTCGACAAGAGTCAATCGCACGGGATGCTAGCCGTGGAGATGGCGTTCGTCGAGCGTGCCTTTTCACCCTCCTTCGCCAAGTTCTACGACGCCTGCCTCCGCAGCCCAATCGAGGCCGTGGTTGATTACAACACGAGGATAATCAGCCAAGTTCAGCGCAATTCAGGCGACAGCGACACTGCTCTAGGGAACACCATCATCAACCAAGTCCTCATAGAGTACACCCTGTGGAAGCAGTCAAAGATGCCAATGAAGGAATGGATCGCATGCCGAGCTTCCCGCGACCTCATGGTGGAAGGTGACGACTCACTCTTCACGGCCAAGAATCTGGACTTCCAAGCTTTCGTGGACACCCTCGACGCCGTGG